ACCTGTGTTAGATGCCATAACGGTTGCGTTAGACGAACCGTTGTAAGCCAGCACAGTGACGTTAGCCGATGGGAACATGACATAAATACCTGCCGGAATGACAGTGCCATTGCCCGAATCGACTGCGGTAACGGTGACAGTCTGGAAATAGGCACCCGGAGTATTGCTCTGAGCGCCAGCCAGAATGATTTTATTAGTTGCGAGAGACATGGTTTCCTCCTTACAGGCTCAAAGAGTTGTAGCCCGTAATCTTCGTCATGGCTTTCGGCTTGGTGTTTACCAGTTCTGCAATCATCAGAACTGCACCAACGTAGCCAATCTGGAAGTTCGGAAGCGTGGACTCGAAACCAGTGAACGCAAACGATGCCTGCTCATGGATATAGAGCGAGAGATAGTTCGTGTTCAGCAGGTACAGAGTACCTTCCGGGCAATACGGGTCTGGATAGATCGGCACACCAGCAACCATCAGGGCGCGGAACGCAGCCTGTGGGCCGTTGGCATCGCCATCAAAGCCTGAACCGGGAGTAATCATGTAGTTTTCTTGGCCTACATAATCCTGTGCCAGCAGCGTCCAAGTACCGAAGCCGCAAACGCCGAAGGTTGGCACCTCTGCGCCGTTCTTCACGGTGCCGGAGATGTATTGCAGTACGTTTTGACGGGTTGGGTTGACCGAACCTGCCGCATACTGCTTGGATTTCCACCAAGTGTTTGTGCTACGGTTAATGTTGCCGTAAGTAGCAGTACCAGTGCCATCATCCACCGCTGCGGGTAGGCCGATGAACTGCTGGTTGTTGCTGGTGTTGTTGTACAGCGCGGTTGCCATCGAATCCATCATGACGTTCGTCGCGTCGTTCATACGCGCTTCGATCAGAGGGATGATTGCGTAGTCTTGCTGTACTGCGCCTTCCATACCGAGGAACGGTACAGGAGAAACCAGCAGCTTTAGGTTAAATTCAGCTTGGTAAGCACCCTGCTGGACGGATGGTTGAGCGAATGAACCGCTGTAATCCGACCACTGAGCGTTTACGAACTGAGAACCCTGCACCGGCACCGACACAGACGACACACCGCCAGAGGCAGTCTGCGAGTTTGCGATCAGCGCCGCCATCAGGGGCGTAGAGTTGTAGATTTGTACGACCAACTTCGGGATAAACGCCCGCCGAGTGACGTAGGTCAACTCGTTGTACTGATTAGTACCCGAAGCCGGAAGAATGCCGCCACCAATAGGCATAATTTACCTCCGAAGTTTAAAAAATAGCCCCTTACAAACCAATCGGCTTTGGATTCTTGCGAAGTTCTGCCAAAGCAGCGGCTGCATTTTCACGCGCAGCAGCAACTGGATTCTTCATATATCCCTTTACGTCCATTCTGGACATAACGGGTTGCGGATAACCGGGTGTTGGCACCGCAGCTTGCTTCATGTGACGCCAGTAATCCGCAGCAGTCTCATGATTAGCGATACCTTTTTCGGTCATCAGCTTCTCGATTTCGAGGATGTCATCATCAGTCTGTGCAAAACCTGATTCCTTCAACTTGTTGCGGCGGCGATTCAGTTCGTCACGCACTTGTTGAGCGCGAAGCTGGTTTTCGAGGTCAGCCACACGCTTTTCAGCGGCGTTTGTACGCTCGTTGACCATCTCTTCCATCTCTAGTTCTGGCATTGGAATGTCAGGATTGACTTCTTTTGCCAAACGTAGAAACGACTTGCGCGTTTTGGGGTTCTCAGACAGACGCTTTGACAGCGCTGCCAGTTCCTCAATCGCTTCAGGCGAGTAATTTTCCAGACTCATAATTAGCCCCTCTTCTTAATCAATAAACTTTTTTGGTATCACCCGGCTTACTCATGGTCATGGCGTTGCGCTTACCGGTTTTAGCCGGGTTCGACAGGCCACCCATTTCAGAAAAGCGTGGGGTGTTGTAAATTTGACCGTTCATTTGCGAGTTGTCAGTCGGGCGGCGCACCGACATTGCACCCTTTGGTTTGAAAAGTTCCATGATGACTCCTTAAATGGGAAGTGGTGGTGCGGTAGTTCCCGCGATAGGCGCTGACATTGCTTCTCTCTGGCCCGGCGTAGCGCCACCCGCCTGCGGCAGAGATTGAATCATTTGGATAATTTCGGAAGGCATCAAGCGGCGGCTGTCTGACTCGCGCTCACCAAAGCGGCGCGTAATTTCCGCGATCACCTTCTCAATGGTTTTGGCTTCCTCTGAACCCATTTGAAAGACGCTCATTGCCTGCTGCAACATATCCAGCGCCATCATGACATTCAAACGTGCTGCCTCTTCTTCGCCGCGCTTGGGTTCCGGCGTACTCATTGGACTTGCCATCGGGCTAGTCGTTTCTTCCTGCTCAAACGCTGGCGGTGTCATCGGCTCAGAACCCATGCCCTGATCGGCTTTCAGCATTTGCATCATGTCATCGGTTTTTACAGCCATTTGACACTCCTATGTTGCGCGAACGATAGATATAAATTAACTATCGCGTCAACTAAAAAAAGGGGCAAAATGTTGCCCTGTACTGTTTTGCTACCTACCAGTTGTACGGTTTTGCGGGTTACGAGTAGCACCGCGAAACGCATTACGGTTGAAATTCATCGACGGTGGTTGGCGCGTCGATGCAATATCCTTTTGTGTCATACGGGGTTGATCACCGTTTTTGACCATTGACTGCGAGTTCATTGCGCCTGATCGTTGTTCCATCACACGGCCCTCAGTTGTGGTTGCTCGGCTTCGGGTGCCGCCGGTGCTTCAGCTTGTGGCGGCTGCATCATCTGCTGCATAGCTGCGTTGGCTTCCATTACCTTGATTTCTTCAATCAAGCGATCCTTCATCGGCGGCTCGACCATCTCAATCAAGCTGGCCTTACCAATTGCGCCAGCACTGTACAGGTTAAACGCCAAGTCTCTTGCATCTTCCATGAAGATCGGGCTGTTCGAATGCGCGTCCACCTTCACTACAAAATCCTCAGTGAATTGGGCAGCAATAAACTCATTGCCATCTTCATCACGGTAGCGCGTATCGTCATAGACCATCATCATCTTGAGGTACAGCGTTGCAATTTTCTCAAGACTGTCTTCAATGGTCAATGCGCGTTTCTTGGCACGGGAAGAACCAAGCCGCGCCAGTTGTGACGCATGGCCTTGGCTACGAACGCCAGTTTCACCGCGCCCGGAAAGAACACTGGTAATGCCAGACGCTTCAGCAAACATAGCGTCAATCTCACCGAGTTCGCGGAACAGATCGTTAGGAATGTTTGGCGTGAACTCTTCTACCTTGGCGTTTGGCATGTCGGAAGACACCATGCCGTTAGCGCGATTAAGCGCAAACATCTTTTCATCCAAGATACCTTGGAAACCGATGAATGCCTTGGGTGGATTAACTTGCTTATCGAGCAACTCAAGTATCTGTCCGGTTCGCTTATTACGCATCTCTTGCAGGAACACAAGACGCTGCACTTCCGATTGACCATAGTAGTAATCGTATTGAGGCGAAGGGCATAGCTGAACAAACGGCTGCTCGCCTTTCAAGAAGAGGCTTTGCGATCCTCGGTCATAGATTACGATGTCTGGGTCAGCAATCGTGACGCATACATAGTCATCTAACTTATCGTCATAAATCCACAACTCCCGCATCTTGACGGTCGGCTCTGCAATCTGTGGCGTGTACGTCATGTTGCCAGCCAGATTCATTTGCACGTTACCGTAGATCGTGGGATCAACCGCTGAAGTCACCAGACGCTCAACGCCTTCTGGGTACTTTTTGGTTTGTTGTTCAGCCAGCGCAATGCGACTTAGAATTTCCTCGCGCTTCTCATGCGAATACAGGCGTGAGTAGAGTTCTGATTTTGTCATGTAGAACTCTTGCACCATTGCCTCTTGGCGGTCTGTGTACGGTGTGTCTTCACGCAGCACACCGAACACACCGGGTTCCACCATGTACGGGTGAATACCGTTGCGCCATATCAGTTTGACAAAGGTGGAGTTGTAGCAGAACGCCCAATTCAAAGCGGCACCAAACACTTGGTCTGCGTTACTGGCAGTCCAGTAATCGTGCAGCGCTTGCGTTAGTGCAGGAATTTTCTTTTTAAATACTTCCGGTACTGATGCGCCTAGCTTGATAGAAAAGCGCGTCGTGTCTGCCGAGTACATAAAGGCAGACAGTTGATCAATGTGCGGATAGATTTTATTGAAGTGTGCAGGCGGTGAGTTCTGATCAGCGCCGAAGAGATAGTAAGAGCGCAGTGTAGAGTATTGCGCTTGACGCTCACCTTGTGACACCAAGCACTTTTGCATGATGTCCACATAGAACGCTTGCCTATCAACCGGGTTCTCAGGAATTCTCATTTCTGTATCGTCAAGTTTTCATGGTCTGCAATGTAAGACCCTACTTTCGGGCCACTCAAATTCGTACCCTCTTGCTTGACCGCCTGCATTCCCGACACAGCTTCACCGGCAATTGAATTCAGGTTGTAATTACCCACCTCCGCAGGCGATCCCCACCGGGGTGCGAACGGATTATTGGGCGTT